TTGGTTGCAGAAGGAAGAGCAGAAGCTGTTTGGCAAGAAATGGCTGAGTGCGTTGAAGATCAGTATATCGCTCACAGATATGCTACAATCGGTAGAGACGAAGGTTTCCACTCTGCTTTAGGTGGACGTAAGCTTGCTACTCTAGTAGAAGGTGCTTCTGAACTTCAGAGCCGCATTCTTGACATGGTTTCTCAAATGAGAACTGACCTTGCTGAGATTTCTGCTAAGAACACAGCAATCGCAGAGGTTGGCTAATTTCGCTTGTTGAATGGTTTACGACCATCTCTGATGGTATCGTCTAACCAGTATTCCTCGACATAGCGAACGTACTTGTGGTTGGCATCTTTATCAATAAAGGTATTGATGCCTTCACCTGTAACGGGAAAGTCAAATAGATTACCACAATAATTCATGTAGTCTTCTTTATATAAAAAGAATGCTTCATGATCTAAGAAGTGAGATTCATATTCTGAGTCTATTATATTCTTAAAATACTTTAAAGCGGTTGGTAGGGTTACTTCCCCACCAACCCTTTTTTGTTGCAATGAATTAATATTTTGATCTCTGACAATAATAGCAACAACAGGTTCTACACCCAGTTCCTTTGCCTTTTTACATACCTCAAGTATCTTAGGAACCTGTCTAACACCATCATAGAAGAAAGGTACACTAACATTTGCTAAGAAATAATCACCTTCAGGAAACTCTAACTCGTCAGGATATACCCAATACCTAGCAAAAGGTTCTTCATCAGAAGGAACCCAGTAGTTTTTTACAAGAGAATCCCACCCTTTAACATCTGGATGTAGACTGAATGCTCTTGCAAATAAGTGGTTACCAGATCCTTGAGGACCAGTGGTGATAAGAAGTTTCTTAGGCATAACTGAAAAGGAAGTCACTTACAAATGAATCAGATTTATCTTCACCAAACTTTGAGGTTAGGTATCCTCTGACAGGATCTAACTTAGTCATATAAGTATCAAAGTCAAAGTATACATTAGTATCTTCTCCTTCTGGTTGGTGCTTATCAATCATCTTTCTATACTTCTTCAGATACTTCTTAAACATAGGTAAGTGTTCATCTACCTTATTTGGTTTACAGTATCTAACAAAGATATTCTCTGAGAAATGGTTACCCATTTCAAAGAACTTATATTTACCATCATCTTTTGGTAATCCTTTTACTGAGAACAAGTGATTCTCTGTAGGATGTTGGAAGTCAAATACTATAATAACCTTTCTATCACTGAACTTCATAAAATCCATACCAAAGCAAGGAAGGTCAGCACCTGTCTTAGGGTAGAGTATAGTATTATAGATGTCAGATACTTCAGACTTTATAAGTGTTTCTCTTGCCTTAAGAAAATGACCACCTGTACGAATGTCTGCTGTAAGTCTACATCCATTCTCATTCCAGTCTGCCCATTGGTGTACAACTTCTAATTCAGGGAATATCCCATATAGAGTCTCCACATAGTTCTGCCACAAGGTGTCTTGCATGATCATTATGTTCAATAAGTTTGTTCATCCAGATTCTTTCTTCTAGAGTTACTGGTACTCCATCTGTAGTTATTATTCTACAGCATATGTCAGTTAATTTCAATCTGTAGTGTGTGGATAATGGCATGCTAACAATGGCATGGTTTGTCACCACAGCAATCTAAGTAGTCACCACGTGCAGGTTTCTCCCACAATTCCTTATTTACAGGATTAGTTGGGAATGGTATTGCTGTCTTATTACCATCATCCAGTATTTGTTCTTCTACTGGAGAAATGTATTTAAAGTTAGCATCATATTTTAATATTTCTTCTAACCTTTCATCATACCATGCTACAGGAATAGGTAACTCAAGAGTCTTAAGGTACTCTTCTTTATAAAGATATAATAATTCATAACTTAAGAATATAGGATTCTCTAAGTTCGGCAACTGATCTAGGAAATGTCTGCAAGTATTTTCTTCACGTATTCTTTGCTGCTGATAGTCTAATATATTTTGATCTCTTCCTATAACACATATCTGAGTTTCTAATCCACACAGTTCACAATTCATAGCAAACTGCATAATGTTAGGTGACCACTTAGTTCCTTTAGATTCTATACCTAGTGGCACACTGATACTTGTAAAGTAGTAGTCACTCTGTGACCAATCAAACTCCTTTAGTGTACTAGGATCTCTCCAGTATGCTGCAAATGGTTCTGTTAACCTATGTGCTTCCCAATAGTTTTCAAGTAGACTCTTCCAACCAAATACATCTTCATGTAGTGAAAAGACTTTTGACCATAGATGATTTCCAGAACCTTGGGGTCCAGTTAAGATAACTATTTTCTTCTTTTTGTTAGAAGATTTAACTGCTGTTGTTAAGTCGTTAGTTGAGAACACGTATTTCATTGTATACACTACTAATTATAACACATAAATAATCTCATATCAAAGTCTGTCTTTACAGACGGTATGTCTCCTCTTCTTTAAGAGTCTTGTGAATGGCACAACCTGTATTAAAGTTTAAAAGGTCTTCCGTTGAAGGCAAGGTTCCAGCAGTAAGTAGTATAGAACGTGGTGAATTTGCCATCAATACCTATGATGGTAAGGTCTATATTCTTAGGGATCAGTCATCGGTAGGAATTGCTACTACAACTGTATCAGTTAACCCATGGGTAGAAACCTCTGGTGTTGGTGAACTGGTAAGTTATAGTGGTGAGGTGGCTTGTGGTGCAGCATTATCAGTTACTGGAGATTTAAGGGTAACTGGTGTTACAACCATAAGTGGTCTAACATACCCTGCAAGTGACGGGAGTGCCTTACAGACTCTTCAGACAGATGGTAGTGGAAATTTAAGTTTCGGTGATCTAGCAGGGGATTTAACAGGTAATGTGACAGGTAATGTCACAGGAAGATTGACAGGTAATGTAGAAGGTAATATTTTCTCATCAGGTATATCTACAGTATCAGGGTTTACATTCCCTAGTAGTGACGGTACAACTAATGAAAGTTTAGTTACTGATGGTAATGGTAATTTAAGTTTTAAAACTTTAAAACTTGGAGGTGGTGCTGGTATAACCACCCACGTAGATGCATATTATACAGCAACAGAGTTCCAAGACGAATTCAATACACCACATCCATTTGTTGCTGACATAGGTACTAGGTCAGTACAGGTATTTCTTAATGGTATTAAGTTAAGAGATAGTCAATTTGTAAATGATCCACCTGCTGACTTTACGTTATCAGGAACTGAGACAGTTACACTAGCAAGTAGCTGTAATGCTGGTGACAGAGTACAGGTCACTGTATTCTATCAGAATGAATTTGAAGAAGATTTGCTTACTGCATCAACAGAAGGTCAAACTGAATTTGACCTAACTGGTGGTGATAAAACAAATGTAAAATGTTATGTTAATGGTGTTAAATTAAGATCAACTGACTTTACTGTAACTAGAAAAATAACTCTAGGACAGGGTTGTAATGTTGGTGATGAGGTTGACCTCATATCAGAGACTGCTGAAGATTACTTCACTGCTACTCAAAACCAAATTGAATTTTCACCTAGTAATGTTGACATACAAGAGCATAACCTAATGGTTTTTGTTAATGGTGTTAGATTGGAAGATAATGATTACACTAAAAACTCCCCCACAATAACACTAACAGAAGGTTTGAACAAGGATGATCACCTTGATGTGGTGTACAGGGCATAAATACAAAAAAGTAGGCTAACAATGGCACAACCGTCTACAAGACAAGAATTAGTTGATTATGCTAAAAGGCAGCTAGGTTATCCTGTCTTGGAGATCAACCTTGCTGATGAACAGATCGAAGATCTGATGGATGATGCTATCCAGTTATTTCAGGATAGACACTTTGATGGTATTGAAAAAGTATACATGAAGCATAAAGTTACTCAAGACTTTATTGATTCAATTGAAGCAAGAGGTGGATCTAAAACTATTGGTATTACTACATCTACAGCAGAAGCACAACTAACTGGACAGGTAGGTATAACTACATTTACGTATGAAGAGAACCAAAACTTTATTCAAATACCAGAACAAGTTATAAGTATAGTTAAGGTATGGAAGATTGATAATAGAGCAATTAGTACTAACATGTTTAGTGTTAACTATCAGTTATTCTTGAATGAGATATACTGGTTTACTGCTGCTGAGATGATTAACTATGCTATGACAAAGACGTTCTTGGAAGATATTAACTTCCTACTACGTCCTGAAAAGCAGATTAGATATAACAGAAGACAAAATAGATTGTATATTGATACTGATTATTCCAGTATGCAAGTAGATGACTATATTATTATTGAATGTTATAGAGCATTAAATCCTAATGATTATCCTAATGCATACAGAGATCCATTCTTGAAGAAGTATTTTACTGCTCTTATGAAGAAGCAATGGGGTCAGAACCTTATTAAATTCCAAGGAGTTAAACTTCCTGGTGGTGTAGAACTTAATGGTAGACAGATATATGATGATGCAATAGGAGAAATAGAAAAGATTGAAGATAGGATGGCAAATGAGTATGAGATACCTGCTCTTGATATGATTGGATAATGGCATTAAATCCCTTTTTTACTCAAGGCAATCAGTCTGAGCAATCACTTGTTCAGGAATTGATTGACGAACATATTAAGATGCATGGCATAGAGTTTACCTATATGCCTAGAATCTATGTGAATACAAAGACTATAATAAGGGAAGTCAGTTCATCTAAGTTTGATAAAGCATTTCCTATTGAAGGATATATTGAGAACTACCAAGGGTTTGGAGACAATCATAATATACTTACTAAGTTTGGTGTAAGATCAACTGCTGAGATGACTGTTGTTATATCTCAGGCAAGATTTGAAGAGTATATAACACCGTTGTTGACTGGTGGTGTTACTGGATTAAGTAACGATCCTGTTAGACCTTTGGAGGGAGACTTAATCTATTTCCCATTGGGAGACATGCTTTTTGAGATTAAGTATGTTGAACATGAGCAACCATCGTTCTACCAGTTACAGAAAAACTATACTTATGCGTTGAAATGTGAACTCTTCGAGTACGAGGATGAGCAAATTGATACTGGTATTGGTTCTATTGATGATGACTTTGAGACTATAGGATACAATGCAACAATGCAGTTGCTAGGAATAGGTACACAAAGTGAAGCTACTACAACTATAGTTAACGGTGGTCTGTCACAAATCAACTTAGTATCTGGTGGTACAGGGTATACCAGAGCACCAAATATAGTAATACAACCACCTAGTTGGGGAATAGGTCATACTGCAACTGCTGTTGCAATAACTACCCAGATGTCAGATGGTAAGTATTCACTAACGGATATACAAATAACTGATTCTGGATCTGGTTATTCTACTTCTTCAAATCCACCAACTATTCAAATTGTAACTGATGATGGTGAAGGTGCTGGAGCACAAGCACAAGCTATTGTTAGTAATGGGACTGTTGGTAAGGTTGTTATGACTGAACATGGTTCAGACTATGTACTAACACCAGTTGTTACGTTTAGTTCTCCACCATCACCAGGCGTTACTGCTGAAGGTTTTGCTAATCTTGATGCTAATGGTAAGGTAGGATCTATTAGTATTGTTAATTCTGGATCAGGATATGCCAGTGCTCCAACTGTCACAGTGTCTGCTGCTGGAACTATAGGAGTGGGTACATATTTCAGTGGTGATATTATAACTGGTAGTCTTAGTGGTAACAAGGCATTTGTTACTAATTGGAACAATCCTACTATGACTTTAACTATTAAGAGTCTCAGTGGACACTTCACTCCTGGTGAATTGATTGTAGGTACATCTAAGACAACAGGTGAGTCTATAGCATATAGACTAAATACCATCAACTATGATGATGACGATGTTATTGACAACAACCAAGAAATTGAGGTTGCTGGTGAAGAGATCATTGATTGGTCTGAACAGAACCCATTTAGTGAGAGACCATAATGTTAGGTAATTATTTTTATCATAGTACAGTAAGGAAGTCAGTTATTGCTTTCGGTACACTGTTTAACAACATCAGTATACAGCATACTAATGATGCTACTGGTGAAGTTATCAGTAAGATCAAGGTTCCTATTGCATATGGTCCTATTCAGAAGTTCTTAGCAAGAGTAGAACAGCAGCCAAATTTTGATAGAAATGCTGCTATCACACTTCCAAGGATGTCCTTTGAAATTGTAAATTATAAGTATGATGCTTCTAGAAAGACTGCCCCTATTACAAAATTCTGTCTACTTACTCCAACAGAGAAGACAAAAATTAAGAAAGTTTTTATGCCAACCCCCTACACCATTGGGTTTAGGTTGAGTTTTGCTGCAAAGATACAGGATGATTCGCTACAAATATTAGAACAGATACTACCTCATTTCCAACCATCATATAAGGTTAGTATTAATATGCTGGAAGATGCTGAAGAGATTAAAGATATTCCAATTACACTAACTAATATAACCTTTAGGGATGAGTATGAAGGTGACTTTACTGAACGTAGAGCAATTGTATATGAGTTGGACTTTGACTTAAAAACATTCTTCTATAGCGAAGTACCTACAGATGAGAGTGGTGGCATTATTAAGAAGGTTAAGATTGATTATGCTTCTGCTATCAGAGCACCTAGAGAACAAAGGTATGTAGTGACACCAGCGGCTGTCAAGGATTATAACCAAGATCAAACGCAGTCATTGGCAGCAAATCTTGATATAGATAAGACTTTGATGGAAGTTACTACTAACACTGGTTTAACAGTTGGAAGATATATACAAATAGGTGACGAAGTTTTACGCATCAATGAGGTGAATGGTACTATCT